TGCGCCAACGAAGACTGTAAAGAGAAGTTTGAAGACAAGGCAGAGGTGCGACGCACACTGTCAGCAAGCGGCGAATACGTCAGCCGCAACAACAACGCCAAGCCAGGACGCATCGCGGCTACCTACCCAGCAATGGCAGTGTGGTGGATTGACTGGAGCAAGCTAGTCATGGAGTGGATCACAGCACAGGACGCACGCAAGCGACTCAACATGGCACCGCTTCGGCAGTTCATCCAGAAGAGATTGGCACAGTCATGGGTTGAGCCAAACGAAACCGTCACACTTAAGGGAGCAACAGACGCCTATCGAATGGCTGAGTATTTCGACGGGCAGAAATGGGAGTTTGAAAACTTTCGCTTTATGACTGTTGACGTTCAGCAGGATCACTTCTGGGCAGTCGTCCGAGCGTGGAGCATAGAGGGCAAGAGCCGTCTACTGTATGAAGGCAAGATCGACGAGTGGGAGGGTCTGCGAATGTTACGCGACAGGATGAAGGTGCCGAACCGTTGCGTCTTTGTTGACCGTGGTTATAGACCAGACACAGTCGCGCTAGAGTGCCGCAAGTCAGTCACCGCAGAAGATCCTAATCCGTGGAACTGTTTACTCGGTGAAGAGGCAAACGGCTATGCAACCAAGATTGGCAAGCGCAGAGTCATCAAACCGTTCTCATCAATTCAACGAGCGCGAACACATACAGGCGTCTATTATAAATATGTAAAGTTCTCAAACCTTCTAGCAAAGGACACACTAGCTGCACTCATGAGGGGTGAGGGCAACGGCTGGCAGATAGGCGTTGATCACAGCAAAGAGTATCTCAAACAGATGCAGAACGAGGTAAAGCGTGAAGTATCACCCGGCAAGTGGCGATACGTTGTCAGCAAGCAGCACGTTGGAAACCACCTTTGGGACTGTGAAACCATGCAGATCATCGCAGCCTCAATTTATAAAGTGTTTGCGTTTGATGCACACGTTGAAGCTGAATAGTTGAAATCACGCCATTGTTAATGGCTATCGCTTCAGGATTCATACAGACGCTTCGTCGTTACGGCGCGAGAAGTGCAAAAAACAAAGCACGCATGGAGGCGTGGCTTGATGATGCGATCGAAGAGATTGCAGCCAACAAGGGATCGGACGTCGTCAGCGGCAGTGCCAACGGTGCATCGTTCTCACAGATGGCGAACATGACAGTCGCCGAGTGGGCTAGTTGTTTAGACAAAGCATTGCAGATGATTGACGAGGGAGTCAACTACACTGGCAGAAGTTACGGACAATTTTAATATGAGCATATTAGACAGCAACGGACGCCCAACCGAGTATCAGCGCAAGCTGGTAAGCAGCAGCGACAGATACACACGCGGCGCCCCTTGGATGCCAGACTTTTCAAAGGATCTTGACGACCTGTTTACACAGACAGACCACCGTGCAACGATGTCACAGTCTCGCGTCATCTTCTCAAACTTCGGCGTTCCACGAGGTGCAATTATGCAGAAGGCAGACGGAGTGGTTGGCAGAGCATGGGAGCCAGAATTTAAAGGCAAAGACAACGAATTTGGCGACGCTGCAAAAGAGTGGCTGCAAAGTTGGTTTAGTGTTTGCGACGTGCAGGGCAACTTGCAAGACTTCAAGACATCATTGAAGATGAACAGTGTGGCAGTTGACCGTGACGGCGACGTCTTCATTCTACTCACAGAAACCAAGACAGGTTATCCACAGATTCAGCACATCCCAGCTCACAGAGTAGGCACACGATCAGCGAGCGTAAAAGACGACATCTTGCTGGTCGGCAGCTATCGCGGCAACAGGATCAAGAACGGAGTCATTGAGAACAAGAATGGATCGCCAGTTGCATACTGCGTTCTAGGCAACGACGCCAACGGAGACAAATACATTTCAGCACAAGACATCGTGCATGTGGCAGACCCACAATGGCACAACCAGAGCAGGGGAATCCCAGCGTTGTCACACGCCATTCACGAACTTCGCAAGGCGAAGACGTCACAAGAGTGGGAGCTGATGGCTCAAATGATGGTATCATCACATGCACTCATTGAATACTCAGACACAGGCGGCGTTGACCTCGACGACCCAAGCGTATCACTCACAGGTGAAGTCGGCGACGCTGACAGACTAGCAGTGCAATCATACTCTGGTGGTATGGTTCGCCACTTCAAATCAAACAGTGGTAGCAAACTTGAGAGCATTGACCACTCACGCCCAGGCGACATGTGGGACAAGTTCCAAGATCGCATCATACGCGAAGCACTCGCTGGTATCCCGTGGCCCGTAGAGCTTGTCTGGAAGGCAGAGAGCGTCACAGGCACAACCATCAGAAACATTCAAGCACGCGCACGCGCAAGCGTTGAGGCACGTCAGGACGTATTACGCAAGCCAGCACGTCGCATAGTAGGCTGGGCACTATCGAAGGCAATTAAACTTGGTTTACTTCCAGCATCAGAAGACTGGTATCGCTGGGAATTTACCATGCCACCGAAGCTATCCATTGACCCACGCAACGATTCAAAGACACAAGCAGACGAATACAAGCTAGGTGCAGTCAACATGACTGGCATCCTTCAAGAGAAGGGCAAGACACACGCCGAGCATGTGCGCGAGCGTTGTGCAGAGATCATCGAGCGCAAGACAATCAAAGAAGAATACGAAGCAAAGTATGGCGTTGATATCGACGACCGCGAAATGCAAATGCTCACACCAAACGAACAACCAGACCAAACCAATGATTCCGACGAATAACACAAGTTTCTTAAGAGGCGCATGGGCAATCACACGACCAGGAATGTGTGCATTGCTTGAGAGCATCAGAGTTGCCAAATCCGATATGGATTATGCAGACTTCTTTTCACCACGCCAAGCAATCAGCGAAGACGAAGACGGCATTGCACACATCGACGTCAAGGGAGCATTGATCGACAACGCACCAGCGATTTACGAAAAGATCGGCAGCACAGACTATCGCACACTCATTGCAGAGATCGACGCAGCACAAGACTCAAAAGCAATCCTCATGCGTGTCGACTCACCTGGAGGCACAGTCGCAGGGCTAGAAGAGGCAAGCCAAGCAATCGCAGCATCAAGCGTCCCAGTGTTCGCATACTGTGACGGCATGGCGTGCAGCGCAGCCTATCACCTAGCAGCATCAGCAGACGCCATCGTTGCCAGCCCATCAGCAGACGTCGGCAACATCGGCACCGTCATGGCGTGGATGGACGACGCAGAGCTAATGGAGGCAATGGGCTATAAGATGGAAGTTCTTACCAACGAAGGCGCAGACCTCAAGGGAACATTCAGAGATTCACCAATGACAGACTCACAGCGCGAGTTCTTACAAGAAGAAATCAACATTATGGGCGAGCAGTTCCGCAGCCACGTAGAGAGCAACCGCGACGTCGACCCAGAGGTATTCAGAGCAGGCTGGTATCAAGGTGACCGCGCACAAAGTCTCGGACTCATCGACGCAGTCGCATCATACGAATACGCACGTCAGACAATCATCAACGGAATCTAAGTTGAAATCGTAACCAATAATATAACAAACACCAAACAACATCATGGCACTTTTTAAAAACGACCAAGACCTAAAGGATCAACTAGAGGCTACTAAAGCTGAAGTTGTATCACACGAAGCAGTAATCACTGAACGCGAGTCAGAAATTATCAACATCACCGAGCAAGCCGCAGAGGTTTCTGGGAGACTTGAGACACGCACCGCAGAGCTAGCAGAAGCAACCATCGAAAACGCAACTCTTACTGAAGAGCTGGTGATTGCCAACGAGAAGCTTGCAGCAAGCATGGAAGCCCAAGAAGCATTCGAAGACAAAGTCAGCAACGCAGCCCTAGCACGTATGCAGGAGCTGGGAGTATCTGAGCCAGTCGCCACCATCGCAGACGATGAGACCGATGACCTCTATACACAATACACAAATCATAAAGCCACCAACCCAGCACAAGCTGGCGCGTTCTGGCGAGAGAACGAAGCCGCAATCAAAGCATCGGTTTAATCACTAACTAAAAAAATAACCAAATAATAACATGGCCAACTCAATTACAGGCATCAACGACGACATTCTGGCGCAAAGCGTCCTAGAAGGTTACACCACCGCAATCGCACCCCTTTCCGCATTCACAACTGATTTCAGTTCTGAAGCAGCACGCAGGGGCGAAAAAGTAAGCATCATGCGCGACAACACCGCCATCGACGCTGCACTTGATAAGACAACCCACGCTAACTACACCGTCCAGGATGCAGACAGCGACTCAATCGAACTCACACTCGGACAACCTAAGTATGTTTCTTGGGGACTTGACGACGTAGAGATCGCCAGCTCAAGCATCCTTACCATGGAGAAGTTCGGTCGCCGCAAAGGTAACCTACTTGCCAAGACCGTCCTCCAAGACGTATGGTCAGAGATCACAAACGCCAACTTCGGCGCCGCAAGTTTCACAGGAATTGCAAGCACATTCGATGAGGATGACGTCGCAGACGTTGCCGAAGATTGCGACTCAGCAGACTGGGCACAAGACGACCGTTACTTGGTTCTGTCTCCTGCCTACATCGCCTCACTTCGCAAAGCAGGTGCCATCAAGGACACCAGCGGATACGGATACAACGCCATCCAAAACGGTGATATCCCAATGCTGCACGGTTTCAAGATCATCATGTCCAACGCAGTTCCAGCCAACGGCGAGAACCTTGTTGGATTCGCAACAGACGGCAACGGCATCGCATCAGCATTCCGCTATCTTCAGCCACAGCAAGGTCACAACTACAACCGTGCAGAAGCACTCGTTGGAGAAGGTGGCATCACGCTAGGCTTGCGTGACTGGTATTCAGAAGACAGCGGCGTTCGTAAGAATGTCATCGAAACTGTCTACGCTTACGAGACTGGCATCAGCACCGGCATCAAGCGTCTTGTATCTGCATAATTAACTATCTAGAATCATGGCAAACTACGCACTATTACTCGGCACAAAAGCCGACAAGACGACGCTGATCCAAAAAGGTCAGCCTGTGGAAATCCGCAGACAGTTTAAAGACATGACAGCCGCTGATGGTTTCGATTCCATCGAAGTTGTTGACAAGCACCTCGGACAAATTCGTCTGAGAAAGTTTGTGAAACCTGTCGCCAAGAAGGCAGCCAAGAAGGCAGCCAAGAAGGAAAGTTAAGCAACCCTTACTCATAACACACACCCCAGCGGTTCGCTCCTATATACGGGGCGAGCCGCTTTTTTATACCATGAACATACAGAACAAAGTAAAGACAGTTATGCAGAAGGTGCTTGGGCAACTAGGCGCAGAGGACATCACCATCGCAAGCCGCAAGGTCTCAGCAATACCAGCAGAGGTTGAAGTTGATCGTGAGCTTATGGGT